CTTATCACCAACTGGTATGAGTACAGCACAAGGTGAAGCTTTAGGGGATGCTTCTGCAAACTCTTTCGCTGAAATGGCGTTCAGTATAGAAAAAACAACAGTAACAGCTGTTACTCGTGCTCTAAAAGCTGAGTACACAATGGAACTTGCACAAGACCTTAAAGCAATTCATGGTTTAGATGCTGAGACAGAACTTGCTAACATTTTATCTGGTGAGATTCTTGCTGAGATTAACCGTGAAGTAGTCAGAGACATTTATGTATCTGCTGTTAAAGGTGCTCAAGTAAACACAACAACTGCTGGAATCTTTGACTTAGACACAGATTCAAATGGTCGTTGGAGTGTTGAGAAGTTCAAAGGTTTAATGTTTGCTCTTGAAAGAGACGCTAACGCTGTTGGACAACAAACTCGTAGAGGAAAAGGTAATATAATCATCTGTTCTGCTGATGTTGCATCTGCACTTCAAATGGCTGGAGTTTTAGATTATACACCTGCTCTAAACAACAACTTAAATGTAGACGACACATCTACAACATTTGCTGGTGTTATGAACGGTAGATTTAAAGTGTATGTTGACCCATATGCTGCTAATGTTGCTGCTTCACAATACTATGTTGTAGGTTATAAAGGTACATCACCTTACGATGCTGGTATCTTCTACTGCCCATACGTTCCACTACAAATGGTTCGTGCGGTAGGTGAAAATACTTTCCAACCAAAAATTGGATTTAAAACTCGTTACGGTATGGCTGCTAACCCATTCCATACTGGTGTTATATCTGCTGGTACTGCAGAATCAACAAGTATTTCTGCAAATACTAACAAATACTACAGACGCGTTAAAGTTACAAACTTAATGTAAGATTGTTTCTTTATCCAAATGATTAGGGGCTCTTCGGAGCCCCTTTTTATTTCCTCTAAATAATTACATGAAAGACCTACTATTAATACCATTATTTTTGTGTATGTCATATATCGTAACTATTGTAATCGTTGCAATAGGAACTGATTTTGGATTGATAGATAAATCCACAAATATAATATGGATATTCGGGGGTATATTAGTAATCTCTTATTTACTACATTTGTCCATAACAAATACTTGACAAAATATGTATCACCTGATATAGTGGTTGTAATAGTAATAATTCAATATTAGTATTTACTGATAAACTAACATATTGATTTTATTGATAAAAAATCATTGTTAGGGTTTTATTACTACTAAATATTATCATTGACAAATTGGAACGCCTATCGTTCCCCCTTTGACAAAAGGTTCCTTGCGATACTTTGTCCAATTTGTTCTAAGCCCACAGGGGGCACAATTAATCCATTTTTATGGGAGGAAATATAAAAATGGGAAATTTATTACTTAACTTACGCTACATGCTGGCACCTTTTTTAATTATCGTTGCTGGTGCTGGTGTATTAGTTGGTGGATTCATGGCATGGCTTGGAGTAGTTTTACTATTCGTAGGTCTAATCGTGGACATCGCAACTAAATTTGAAACAACAGGTGTAGGAACTGATGAAGAAGGCAACACTAGAGGTTGGTCTACTTTTCAAAACCTAACAATGTACTTCATGTTACCTGTATTCGTTCTTTTCCAATTAGTAATGGCATGGAGAGTTTACTCTTACATGGCACTAGGTGGAGCTGAAGGTGCAGTTATCATGGAACTAATACCTGGCGTTATAACAATGTACGAAGGTATAACAGGTCTTAACCTAATTGGTGCTACATTATCATCTGGTATCTTTATTGGAATCGGAATCATCTATGGTCATGAGTTATCTCATACTAAAGGATTTGGATTTACAATTTCTAGATTAATGATGGCTCTATCTGGTTCTGCACATTTCTGTTACGCTCATGTGTACAATCATCACTTAGAACTTGCTAGTGAAGATGACCCTGCTACTGCACCTCGTGGTAGAACAATCTATGGTCACTATCCACTATCATATCTAGGTCAATCTAAATTTTTATTTAACATGGAAAAAGAAAGACTATCAAGAATGGGTGTAAACTTTATTTCTTGGCAAAACCGCTGGATTCGTGGATACTTGATGGCTGTTCCAACAGTCGCATTATTCTTTGCAGCTGGTGGTTGGGTAGGTATGGCTTGTCTAGCAACAATTTGGGGAATCTCAAACTTTGAACTAGAAGCACTTAACTACTTAGAACACTATGGTTTGATTCGTGTTAAAGACCAACCTATAGACTACAGACATAACTGGGATAACTCAACTGCGTTTACTGCATGGTTTTTTATTGAAATCGGTAGACAAGCTGACCACCACGATAGAGGTGAAACTCATTTCTGGGAACTAGAAAATGTCGGGTGTCCTAATACAGGTTGGGGATATTTTGTAGTATTCTTTATAGCTTTAGTACCACCTATATGGCATTGGTACATGAGAAAAAGACTAGCAGCTTGGGATGAACATTTCGCAACTGATGAGGAAAGAGCGATAGCTCGTAGAATCAATAAGGAAGTTGGTTACGAAGGCACACCTTTCCAAGGCGATATCCTATCAGATGCTGGTAATGTAGACTTAGGTCTCCGTTCAGCAAAAAGATAATACTACATAGATAGTATTCTTTGAAAGGGGTTTAGTAGATGTACTGCCCCTTTCTTTTATTATAAATAATAGTATGACAACAGAAACATCACCATTAAATAGACAACCCACTAAGTTAGACTATTCAAGTCCTACACAGTTTCGTTTTCTAATTAATCAATTACCTAAAGTACAATACTTTACTGTGGCTGCTAACATACCAGGTTTATCTTTAAATGAAACTAGTTATGCAACACCACTAAAAGATATACCACTGATTGGTGAAAAAATAACTTATGATGATTTAACTATTACTTTTATTGTTGATGAGAATTTAGAAAATTATATTGAGTTACATAATTGGATTACCTCGTTAGGATTTCCAAAAGATAGAAGTCAGTTTAAATCATTTAGAGAAACTACTGCTAATACAAAAGTAACAACACAAGGAACAAGCTCAGATATAGGTGATGTAAAACCTGCAACAGCTGAAAGGTCTATGTTTAGTGATGCAACACTATCTATATTAACTAATAAAAATAATCCTGTTGTAGAAGTAAGATTTGCAGATTGTTTTCCAACATCTATTTCTAGTTTAGAATATAATCAAAATGTAACAGATGTAGATTATCTTACAGCAGACATAACATTCAAATACAAAATATACGAAATACATTCACTATAAATAATTGAACAACATTATGTAAAGGAGTGACCATGACTTTAGATGAACTAAAAGAACAAGTCGCAAAAGACTTAAAAGTAAATGATGAAAGACTTGACACAGAATCATTAAAGAATCAAGAATTATACACAAAATATCTAGACACTAAATCTAACTTTGAATTACTCATGTATAAAGCAAAGAGTGATTACAAAATACTATACAGACAGAAATGGGAATACTATGGTGGAAAGGCAGACGCAAAGATTTATGAAACAAAACCTTTTGACTTAAAAGTATTAAAATCAGATTTATCTGTTTACATAGAATCAGATGAAGAAATCATAGCAATAGAAAATAAAATAGTATATCTAGAAACTGTAATTAAGTATATAGATGGTGTACTTAAATCTATTGCAAGTAGAGGTTGGGATATCAAAAATGCAATACAATGGAAATCGTTTGAGGCAGGAATGATGTAATGATAGAATTTGATTATGATTTAGATTATAAAAATTTAGATTTCAAACCAAATGATACAAGATATCGTATTGGTCGTGGTGAACAAGGTGTATTATTAGTTAGACCATACACAGATGATATTTGTATCTATTGGAAGTTTAGAACACCAAAGATTGCTGAAAAATCTTCAAGACAAATATATCACATGTACTTACATTATAAAAAAGAAGAAGACTTTGTAGGTATGGATATGTGTCGTAAGTTTTTAGAAATGGGTTTTACAAGAGCAAGAAGATATGCAAATCATAGAGACGGAAAAAAGTATGATAAGTTTGGAAATGTAAAACCACAAGAGAAAGATGCACTCACTTGTGACAAGGCTATATCTGCAACCATATTTAAAAAGATGAGAGACAAAGTTACAAAAGATGAAACATATCAAACTATGAGAAAACAGTGGCGTGAGTTAGAAAAAAAATATGATAGAAGTATTTGATAATTTTTTAGAAGAACATGTTGCACAACTGATTGATATGCAAATGAGAGAGGTATCGTGGAAGTATGATTATGATAGTAAACCAAATGGAACTCAAAAACATTGGCATGTATTTTGTGGACACGATATGCATGAATGTTATAAAAATAATTTTGATTTCATAGAACCTATCTGGTATAAAATAAAAAAAACAGTAGAAGTAGAATTAGAGAGAGTATATTTAAATGCACACACTTATGGTATTGAACCACACATCCATAGAGATGATGGTGATATAACTATGATATATTATCCCAGATTAGATTGGAAAGTAGATTGGGGTGGTGGAACTGCTATCTATAATAATGAAGTAAAAGATATTGATAGACATTTCGTAAACAAAGGAAATAGATTGATTATGTTTGATGCCGACTTACCACATCAGGCACAACCAGTGAGTAGATTATGTTTTCAACTAAGAACATGCATAGTGTTCAAAACGAACAGAGTATAGAAATGCAAAATTATTATCGTTGGATAGGACACTATAAAAATATAGTGTCGGATTCTCTTTGCGATAGTATTATTAATGCAGACTTTAATTATTCGGAATCAACTTACTCAACTCATCAAGGATTATCACCAGATAAACAAAGAGTTAAAATGGATGAGATATGGATTCGTAATGGATTACCATTTTATGATGAACTAAAAGATTGTGTATCAAGTGTGGCTGACTTATATGCAAAAGAAGTTAAAAAATCTAAAAGAGATTTTGTCGTACAAAAGACAACTGATTTTAGACTGAATAAATATGAGAAAGGTGGATACATGAGTTTACATTGTGATAATATACATCACAGTCATGGTCAAAAATATGGATATCCACAAGCAACAGTTTTATTATTTTTAAATGATGATTTCAAAGGTGGTCAGTTTATCGTGTCAGAATTACAACTAAACATAAAGAAAGGTGATGCTATTATTTTTCCGTCAAACTTTATGTTTCCTCATGAAGTTAAAAAAGTTACATCAGGCACACGCTGGAGTATTGTATCATGGTTAATGTAAAACAACATAAAGTATTTCCTACAATTATAAATGAAATACAATTTGACATGGATGAACAAGAATATAATTTAGTAATTGATGAACTTAATGACATGGAAAAGTTTGAAGAAAATAATCTTATCGTACAAACTACAGATGACCTATCTAGACATATACCTAAATTTACAAAATCAATTTACAAAATTACAGAAAGTATTTGTGAAAAATATGAATACCTATATGATAGATTAGAGTTTACAGGTATGTGGGCAAACAAATTAAAAGCAGGAGACATACATCCACCACATACACATTCTAATAATATATTCTCTGGTGTTTATTATCTAGAAGGTGGTTCACAAATACAATTCTTTGACCCAAGACCACAGGCAAGTGTTTTACATCCTAATTTAAAATATACTAATTTTGATAACTCTGGCATGATAGGATTTGATGCAGAAAAAGGAACAGGCTTAATTTTTCCTAGTTGGTTACAACATTGGGTAACAAAAACTAATAAAACTAGAATCAGTATATCATGGAATATATTATTAAGAGGTGACTATGGACAACCAGGCACATTACAGAATTCACATATCTAAACTTAATGAAGTTTATTTAAAAGTAACATGTGATAACCCTGGCATATGTTACGAACTAGTACAGTATTTTACTTTTGAAGTACCAGGCCATAAGTTTATGCCTGCATATAGAAATAAAATGTGGGATGGTAAGATAAGACTATTCTCAGATAAGACAGGCAAAATATATGTTGGTTTACTAGATTACATCAAAGAGTTTTGTGATAGAAACGAAATAGATTATGATATTGATGATGATGTACAAGAGACAGAAAATTTAGATGTTGATAAAGTAAATGATTTTGTAAAGTCTTTAAAACCAAAATCAAAAGGAAAAGATTTAGAGATAAGAGACTATCAACTTAACGCAATACATCATGCATTGTGTAACCATCGTGGAATGTTAGTATCACCAACTGCAAGTGGTAAATCACTTATCATCTATTCACTTATAAGATTTTATTATCACTTACTTAAAGGAAAACAAATATTGATACTTGTACCTACTACATCATTAGTAGAACAAATGTATTCAGATTTTATTGACTATGGATGGGATGATAAATACTTACATAGAATATATCAAGGCCATGAAAAAGATACAGATAAACCTGTAATTATTTCAACATGGCAATCACTCTACAAATTAGATAAAAAATATTTTGAAAATTTTGGATGTGTGATAGGTGATGAAGCTCATCTATTTAAATCTAAGTCATTGACTACAATCATGACTAAATTAATAAACTGTAAATATCGTTTTGGATTGACAGGAACTTTAGATGGCACACAAACACACAGACTAGTTTTAGAGGGATTATTTGGAAAAGTTAATAAAGTAACAACCACCAAAGAACTAATTGATAAAGATACACTAGCTAATTTAAAGATTAAATGTTTAGTGTTAAAACATAAAGAAGAAGACTGTAAACAAGTTAAAGATTTAAAGTATAGTGATGAGATACAGTACATAGTATCCCACAAGACACGGAATGACTTTATTTCAAGACTTTGTGACAAGTTAAGTGGTAATACACTTTGTTTATATCAACTAGTAGAAAAACATGGTGTTATACTGTATGACTTAATGAAAGACTTTGATAGAAAAGTTTTTTTCATACATGGTGGAACAGATACAGAAACAAGGGAGAAGATTCGTGCAATCACAGAAAAAGAAACAAATGCAATCATTGTCGCATCGTATGGTACATTTTCTACTGGTATTAACATTAGGAACTTGCATAATGTCGTGTTCGCATCTCCGTCTAAATCTAGAATACGAGTGCTCCAATCAATCGGCCGCGGTTTGCGGAAATCAGATAGAGATGATATACACACAACCCTTTTAGATATTGCAGATGACTTTACATATAAGGATAGAAAGAATTTTACACTTAATCACTTTTTAGAAAGAATAAATATTTACAACGAGGAGCAATTTGAATATCAGATAGATAGGATAAGGATATGAACGAAAATACTACGAAAGTAATAAAATTGTCAAATGGTGAGGATATCGTTTGTACTTGTACAGAAAGTCACAATACAAATGAAAATTCAGACAAATTACATATTACGGCTCCACTTAAAATGGAAATTCGTAATAAAGTTACTAAAAGAGGTGTTGTAGAAGCACTTACTTTATCTAGATGGTTACAACCTTTTGTACAAGCAGATGATTTTGAATTAGAAAAATCTAACATAGTAACCATGTCAGATGCGTCCTTTGCATTAAATAATTATTATAAATTTATGGTTGACCATATAGGAAATACTGACCAAACACTTGCAGAAGATGTAAGAATTCAAAACTATGGACAAGATGTATCAGATGAAGAACATGAAATGGCAAATGAAGAAGTAAGAGAATTATTTAATCAATATGTTGAAAAGTTAACCGAGAGTGGTAGACAATCAAAATTGATAGAAGAAGAAGATAAAGAATTAACAGATGAAGAACTAGATACTCTACCATGTAGTGATACTAAACATTAATCTCTTTAGAGTATATACTATACCCTGGTGGGAACAAAGCTATTATAATGCTGAAAACATGTTTTGTCAAGGTAAATATGCAAAAAAATGCAAAAAAATTTTTATATAAAAAGTGTTTAAAAACTTGACATATTATGTCCAACCTAGTACCATGCTAACATGTCAAAAAAGAAAACAGTACATTATGTAGATAACAAAAAATTTCTTCAAGCAATGAAAGATTGGAAAGAATCTTGTATAGAAGCCGAAGAGGCAGGAGAGGAAAAACCACCTGTAACAAATTATATAGGTGAGTGTTTTCTAAAAATAGCAAATGGTTTATCGTATAGGCCTAATTTTATTAACTACACTTATCGTTCTGAGATGGTATCAGATGGGATAGAAAATTGTTTACAATACATACACAATTTTGACCCAGATAAATCAAACAATCCTTTTGCATATTTTACACAAATAATATATTATGCATTTCTCAGAAGAATACAAAAAGAAAAGAAACAACAACATATCAAAAATCAAATGATTGAAAAACAACAGTATGAACTCTATGATGTAAATGAGGGTGATGATACTGTTTATGATATAGGTGGATTTGACCCAGAGATAATGTTACCCGAAGAAGATGTTTACAAACCTAAGAAAAAATCGCCGACCGATTCACCCGAAGGTCTAGAACAATATATGGAAGAAAAACTAGATGAAGATAGCACTGATAACTGATACACACTTCGGTGCAAGAAATGACAATGTAAATTTTAATGAATACTTCTATCAATTTTATGAGGGAGTATTTTTTCCATATTT